TGATACTTTAAGTGCCTTTAATAAACCTTCAGGCAACTGTTCTTCCAGTGACGCATTAGAAACAATCACAAGACCATACATAGATATCCATGTATTCGTTTGTTGTAAGTGTCCTTGAATAAATTGCTTCGCTTTCTCTAACAAATAAACACAACTCTCTTGTGTGTTTTTGCGCCAATAGGATTCAATCGCCACCAGCAATGGAGCACCAGCATCACTAATTTTTTGCAAGCCGATTCGATATTGCTTTTTACCTGCGGAAGATGTCGTGCAAATTAATTGTGTCAGTTGTTGAGTTTCACCATCAGCCGTATGGATATTCGCCGTTAAAATGATGGAGGTATTCTTTTCACTGTCTGTTTCTGAGGCATAGTGAAGACTAAACTGTAATTCGCTTATCTCTTTTGACATAACATTTACCGATTTATTTAGTTAATAAGGTGCCGACTCACAGCTCTTGTGTGAAGTGATTAATTTGTGATTGATACTGTGGTCTGCAATGTGGAAATAGATGGTGGGCACAACTCCACCTAGTGTGCAATTATCAATATTTCTGCATGAGGTTTTCGATAATTAATGAAATACTGCTCGCCAATAAGCTTTATATTTAGAACGGGTAACAAAATAATGAAATGACCAAGCTAATTTTAATTGCTCTTTAGTCTTACCAGATAGCTTTATACATAGATTAATAAATAAATTTTTCATATTTTCTCCAATAAAAAAGGCCGCCTTAGCGACCTTGATTTGACACCGGAGAATCATTCAATTACTTCCCCGATAAATTTAGCACTAATTGAGATTTGCATCTGCTGCATACCTTCAACATGACCAGATAACTCATAGTTATTTCCTGACTCAGAGATATTCAAAATAAGATTAAATTTATCAATATCTCCAAATACTGAGGTTGCTGATCTATTATGTCTTTCTACTGTTAATACAACCTGACTATTATTGACCTTGCCTCTATATAAATAAGCAAAATCACCACCATTAACAATATCGTTTCTAACAGTTACAGTACCATTTCCAAAGTCTTGCATGTTGCTTCGAAAGGTAACGTAATAAATACCATTTTTCATAAATACCTCATGCAGTGATTTTAAGCTGAACATCAGCAGTATGATTTTACCGCAAATAAATAAGTTAAACTAATGCATTGAGGCACTTTGACACACTTATCCAATATTTCATCGTCAACCCTTGAGTTTTTATTATCATATGAAATGATATCCCTTTACTCTAAAGTAGGTTTGAAAATGGAATTGTTTAAATACTGTGATAAAAAATACAATTTAATGTCAGGATCAACGTTACGCTTAGGCGCTCTTCATCATTTTAGAAAAATTGAAAATAACTCACTGAGAGATGAAAAAGAAGGTACCTTCACAATTCAAATCGATTTTTCTGATGGAATAATCCTTCCAACAAAAGTTGCAAACTTATTTTTTCAGTCTGGAATTAGATTCGGAGATACTTCAGAGCCACCACCTAGTTTTCCTGGCTCCGTCTCTATGCATATTGATAAGGTTGAAATCGATCATGTGATGTCTCATGGAGTCAAATTTAAATCAGCAAAAGTAACTATAGAGCGTTCTGGGCTCAATAGTTATATCTTTTGTTGCTCCATGAATCCTACGAAACCTCAGTCCTTTAGTGAGTATAATGACTACTGGAAAATATCAAAAGATAAAATTGATCTATTTGGTATTAAAACATCTCAATTAATACTTAAACAATTAAAATTAGCTGATTTTAATTTCTTTCCTGATAGAAATAGACCCCTATCTGAATTTGGTTTTTCAGTTCAACTCCAACACCGCCCAATAAAATACATCGACCGAGTGATGCATATTACCCAAAATAATCTCCCATCATATAATGAATTTATTGATTTAATAGAAAATATTGACTTTTATAAACCATCAAAATTCAAAGATGAAATGGAATATAGATATAAGTTTATTATTCATGAAAAAGGAAAAATATACCTCCCTCCCAAAGACTTTATTGACTTGAATGCAAGCGAATTTTATTTAAAAAACACTGTACTATAACAAATTATTTACAGGTTCAAAAAGAAGCTATACTGAATTACCAGATAGTTGAACCTGTAAGCGTTACTGATAAGTTAACAATTTTATCTCTTGCTCTGTTTGCTCAAAGCGTTCTTTCTCAAGCTCAACACCTAAAACCTTTCGATTAAGTTTTAGTGCTGCTTTTAGAGTTGCTCCTGACCCCATAAAGAAATCAGCAACCAGATCTCCTTCACGACTACTTGAATTGATAATGTGCTCCATCATGGTTGATGGTTTTTCACAAGGGTGCTTGCCGGGATAGTATTGAACAGGGGGATAAGTCCACACATCGGTGTAAGGAACATCTGCAGTCACGAAGAATGGACGCCTTAATAAACCATATTCTTTTATTAATTCTTGGTAGTCTTTTTGTAAAGTGAGTTGTTCTCGTTCTAACTCACTAAAGTGACGAGATAATGGTGATAGCTTTTCTTGTTTATCAGCAATGTGTGTAAACAGTGTTTGTAACTTTTTATAGTCTTCTTCGCTAGGTAATTGCCACTGACTACTACCAAACCAGTGACTACTCATTTGCTTACCTGTTGCCTGGTCTATTTCTTTTGCACTCACCTGCAGTGCTAAACGAGCATTTCTAAAATAATAAATCAATGGCTTAAATACGTCTAACTTTAGTTCTTTGCATTTTAAAGAAAATTCAGAACCTTTAGCTGTGACTGGCTTTTGATAATGTTCAGCAAAGAGTATTCGCTCTGTTGAAGGAAAAAATGCGCGTAGACTTTCTTTATTTTGTCGTCGCCATGGCCCTGATGATTTAGCCCAAATGATATGACTTAATACATTAAATCGCCCACGAACAAGCAACTCAGTATCTGATGCCAATTTAGAGCCACAGAATAAATACAAACTGCCATTGGGTTTTAATACCCGCCAAAATTCAGCAAGAACACCATCAAGCCACGATAAATAAACCTCAACACTATCCCACTGATTATCCCATGCACACGATTTCACTCTAAAGTAAGGTGGATCCGTTGCGATTAAATCAATGCAGTTATCAGGTAGTGCTTTTAATACAGAGAGTGCATCGTCGTTAAATAGTTGCATCAGAAGTCCTTTTCTACGCAATAAAAAAGCCAATGACCATTAAGCCACCAGCTTTATAAATTCTTTCTATTTTTTAGGCTGTACGCATATAGCTATTTCCTTGCTTTGCGACAACCCCTGCTATTTCAAACTGAGTTAATAGAAACTCACAATTTTCATTACTTAACCCAGTTTGATTTGAAATCGCTTGTACTGTTTGCCAATCATTTTTTGAGATTGTTTCAAGTACACAACTTGCCTGCGCTGTCATATCATACTGTTTTAACATGATATTTTATACCTTTGGTGAGTTATTGTGCATAACTACACATGTAACTCTGACCAAAGAGAACAGCAAGTCTTATTTTTTAAGAATAAAAAAGACCACTTTAGTGATCTTTAAAAATATTACTAATTGGTTGCAATAGTCTATTTATTACAAAGAGTTTTAACTGCTTGTGATGTAAGCCCTAATTTTCTTACATAAATATCAGAACCAGCACCGCTATCTGAGTGGGCCACCATTACAACTTCAAACATAGTGCCTTTCTCATTTATATCCATTTCAACCCATTCACCAATTCTTGGGTGGGTATTATAGCGCTTTGCTCCAAGCCCTTTAGGAAGGTCAGTGGATACATCTATCGTTATTAATTCGTACATCATGCCTCTCTTAGTCTTGTGTAAAACTGTGTATATGAACCACAATTATAGCACAATAAACCCCGCACAGATGGCAAGGTCTCATTCTATAAGTTAAGTGACAACGAATTCACTCTTATCACATTAGCACCCAAATTTCGTAACGAAAAGCATTTAACTATCAATTGTTATTTTATTTGTCCATTCATCCATTTCTAAAACTGCGCCAGCCATAATTAAACAAGCATCAATAAAGGTTTCAGCTATCATAAGTTTTTGTCTAATTTTACCCTCTGAACACTTCATATCCCTTGCGATTGCTGATTTTGAAATATTCTTTATATAATGTTTTTCTATCAAATCGTATTCATCTTTTCTTCCTACTTTTATTAATTGACCAACCGCTGAATCAATAATTATTCCATCATCATCACAGCAAGAAACGCGACTCTTATTTGTGCTTGGTAATAATCCTTTAAACCCTGCAGCTATTGGCGAGTAATCCACACTATTACCCTCATTTGCTGACCACGCACCCCAACGTGATAAAACTTCCTGCATATCTCTCATACAGACTTCTCCCAACCATTTGTTACCTTGTTGCCTATTAATTAATCAATTACACCTTTATCTCTCTTTCTCGTTTTAATTGCCTGACCTTCTCTCTGTATTTATCTCGTATCTGGATATAATCTTCGCGTCGCCAATTCGGAAGCTCATGAGGCCCTCGTAGCCAATCAACTAATTCTTGACCAAATTTTTCGATAAGTTTTTCCTCATACTTTTGACTTACACTGGCATTTTTATGCGTAAATCGCCCTGCTCCACCATTACATGATTTACATTGCTTATATGCATTACGTTCATCAAATCTCAGCTCAGGGTGTGAACCCACAGATAAGAAATGGCCACAATCCCATTGTCCTCCATGTAAATCTGGAGGATTAGTTTCACCACAACTAATACAAGGCTCATCATGATCTCTGAGCCTGATATATTGATTAAACGCAGTTTGAGCTTGTTTGATAAAATATGAGGTAGGTTTTACTGCTAACTTGCGGGCTTTGAGTTTGTCTCTTGCTTTGATTTCCTTTTCTCTTTGTACCTTTTTGAGTTTTACTAACGCTTTTTCTTTTTCCTTATTCCTTCGTTTTATTGCCAGTTCTGCGCCGTGTTCTGGGCAACACCACCAAATATTACTGTATTTGGGATGAAACCATTCTCTACATATTTTACAGCGCCGTCGCCTTAGCGACTTCATTATGTTTTCCTTTGATTTGTCCATCAGCAATTATTCCTCTTGATTTCTTTTCAAATTCATATATTCAGAATTGCTAGGAATGATGATCGGAATTACCTTCTCAATGCACCATTGTTCATGTTTCTCCATCATGTAAAGCATCCTTTCCTTATCCATCTTGCTGGTTTTTTCACGCTCACCGTTTTCATTGCGCCCTAACCAATGTCCAACGAAATATTCATGCGTTTCTTCATTAGTAATGGGCTTTGATAAAACGATTTCACCGAAGCCATTTTTAATATCGATAACAACGCCACGTGCACGTAACCACTCGCCTGTGGTTTCCATCCACATACGCCATGTTTTATTCATTGGTATGGTTCTTAAATCACGCCACTCGGTGATTTTGATGCGATAGCGTTTACCTGTTGTCACGATTTCGGAGAGCACTTTGAAAATACTGTTGAGATTGGATTTATGGAGACAGATATCATCTGTCACGAGGTCTCCTTTTTACTTTCATGAGTTAAAACGATTTTTCACAATACCTTTTAGGCTCTCGTTTCGGTTGAGCGCGATAAGCAGCCATATATTGATCAACTGGTGTAATACTCAATCCTTGTTGGTCAACATACACCGTGCCTGTTTTACCGTGTCGATTGAGCCTTAAAATCATCTCGGTCAGCGTTTCATCCGCATTATCGTGGTACACCGCATCACGATAAATGCCTAACCAATAATCACAATCTTGCTCGATTTGTCCTGTGTCTCTTGAATCACTTGGTACGGGACGTTTGTCAGCCCTGTTTTCTAATCCCCGATTCAGTTGTACAAGCAACACAACCACCGTATTGAGCTCTTTTGCCAATATTTTTAGCCCCTTAGTGATTTCACCATAGGCAATATCATTACGGTCAGCTTTTCCCGCTTGCATCAGAGTGAGGTAATCGACACCAATAAACCCAATATCACCGACTTTGCGTTTGATTTTCCGACTTTCAGAACGAATGTGTTGTAAGGACATGCCAGGTGTATCATCCACCCAAATATTGGGCTCATCTTTAAGGCGACCGATGGCACTGCAAAGCCTATCCCATTCATGCTCCTCTAACTTTTGGTAAAATTTATCTGAATTAATCTGGGTTTGTTGGGCTAGTGTCCGTTCAACAAGCTGTTTATCCGTCATTTCCATGCTGAACAGCAATACAGGCTTACCTTGTTGTGAGACATTTTTTGCCATTTCAGTGAGAACGGTTGTTTTCCCCATCTTAGGGCGAGCACCAATCACGAACAGTGAACCGATAACAATCTGTTTCGGGCTTAATAGGCGGTCAAAATCTTTAAATCCCGTTTTTAATCCTCGATGTTTCTCTGGGTTATCTTGTCGGTCACAAATGTCGGTAAAAACATCATCCAACACATCATCAATTCGGCGCAACCCTGTTTTTTTTCCCATTTTTCCAAACGAAGTGGCTTCATCAAGCAAGCGTTGTGCTTGTTCAATTTTATCTGTAAAACTTAACTCACTTGGCACCATCATGAGTTTTTGAATTTCAACCGTCTTTTCGATAACAAAACGCTGTGCGGAACACTCTCGGATTTTTTTCGCATAAGCCATAATGTTAGCAATACTCGGTGTTTCTCTTGCCATCTCAGCAAGATAGGCAAAACCACCTGATTGATTAATTCGCCCTTTTGACTCCAGATAATCCGTCACCGTCATGATGTCTATTGGCATACGTTGGGTATACATTTCTCGCAGAGTGAGATAAATAATTTGATGGTGTCGGGCATAAAAATCTTCAGGTTTTAGCAGTGAAAAAATTGATTGCGCATTATCACTTTGCGGGTCGAGCAGGAGTCCTCCAATGACATTTTGTTCCGCCATTAAATTATTCGGAACTTGGTTCATCACAGTGCTCCCTCCCTTGTTTTGAGTACCGTTTCTGGTCTGAGTAAATAATCAAAATTCGCTCGCCAACCCCGATTATTTTCGCCAAAATACCAAGCACTCGCCGTTTCCATAAAATAATCAAAATAATTTTTAGCTGATTCAACTGTGGGTTCTTTGAGCTCTTTCAGGAATTTGGATATTGCTCGTTTGCGTTTGTCATTCAGTGATTCGGCATTGGGTAATCTATCCCCTACCGATTCGTTGAAGGCTTGCATGATTTCCTGATAAGGAATTTTAGCTTGTCGATTAATTGAAATCTGCTTTGCAGGTTTCGAGTCGTCAGACGATAATTTTTTAGGGTTAATTGACTGGTTAAAAGACTGACTGGTTCTGGGTAAAATTTTTTGACTACCCCCTAGTCCAACAGTTTGACTACCGTGGTCAAATTCTTTGACTACCTCTGGTACAGAATTTTGACTAGGTGGTACTGTATTTTGACTACCGTCATCAAGAGATTTAGCCTCCAAATCTAAAATATATAAATTGGAAGTATGTCCCTTATCTGTTTTTCGCGTAACTTTACGAACAAACCCTTTTTTACATAAACTTTTAATGTGGTTTATCGCACTTTGACGGCTAATTTCGCAATGACGTGCAATAGTCTCATAAGAAGGAAAGCACTCACCTTTATCATTGGCATTATCGGCAAGTTTCAGTAGCACCATTTTTTGTGCTGTACTCCCCACCTGTAATTGCATGGCTTTTGCCATTAGAAGCATACTCATTTTCGCTCTCCTAATAACTTATCCCGATGTGCTTTCCTTAATTTTGCGTCTTTCAGCGCTTCCTTTAAACGCTGACAACCCAGTGGGGTTATTTCTTGTAACAACCTATTTTCCATGATGTTTTTATGCTCATCATAGCCATTAAATTCATGATTTGTTCTTTGTCTCATGGTATAATTTCTCCATTCCAAAGCTGTATCAAAAAAGGGAAACCGAAGTTTCCCCTTGTTATAAAAACTGGATATTGATACAGTGTATTTGTACGTTAAATGGTGAATTCCATTGAACAACACGCCTCGTTTGTTGCCGCAATCGAGGCGTTTTCTTTTATTTTCATTTGAGAAAGTTCACCCATTTGTTTCCACAAAAATCGGTACTCTTCTTCTGAGATTTTTCGTTCTCCTTCCATCACAAAATCAATAATTCCCGATGCGACAAGCGTTTCGCATATTTCAGGATATTTTTCAGTTCGACGTAGGATAGTTGAATCATGAACACCTAACGTTCTAGCCACGGCAGACTGAGTTTTATTTCTCAATGCTTGTAATGCTGAAGCTATTAGGTGGTTAGAGATAAATTGATTGAATTGTTTGCGTGTATTTGCGCATTCCATTGTTTAAAGTCCTTATGAGTTAACTAAGGGACAATAATGATCCGTGACTCATTCCGTATGAGTTGATATTGGGGGAAGAGTTGTCGCTTTATCAGCGACTCCGTAGCAGTCAAGAACCCTGCGGTTGTTAAAGAACGTGGTGAAATCAAGCTACTTTTGGAGGGAAAACGTCGTCTAAAGAACAATTTGCCCCTAATTTTTGTAATGCTTCAACAATAGCTCGGCAGTCATTTAAGCTAGGAGTTCTAATGTTTAACTCATAGTTAGCAATTCGTGACTGCCCCCATCCTATTGATGAAGCTAAAACAGCTTGAGAAATTCCCAGTTTTTTTCGCTGTTCTGCGATATTGTTCATGTGTGTATCCTCCTTGTTTATTCCAATATTACACACAATATGTGATTAACTGTCAACCACAAAACGTTTAAATACATTTATCACGGTTTGTGTTAAAAGGTATACATGAAAAAAGTAAATGAAGTTATTGGCGAAAGGTTAAAATCCATTCGTGAATCAAGAGGGCTAAGTCAAGCTCAATTAGCTAAATTGTGCGGCTACTCTGCTGCGTCCAGAATAGGAAACTATGAGCTTGGAGAGCGCAAGATTAGCGCTGATGATGCGATTGTTATAAGTGAAGCTCTTGGTATATCACCTGCCGAATTAATGTTTGGCAGTCAAAGTGAGCAAGTGATCAAAAATTATGAATACCCTCTATTCACAAAGGTACAGGCCGGCGCTTTCTCAACAGAATTTAACTCATACACCCAGAAAGATGCTGTGTCGTGGATACCTACAGCTAAGAAAGCTAGTGAACGTTCTTTCTGGTTAGAAGTTGAAGGTCAATCAATGACAGCACCACCAGGAGGCAAGCCAAGCTTTCCAGAAGGAATGCTTATCTTGGTTGATCCAGAGGAAGAAGTTGAGTTCGGAGATTTTTGCGTCGCGCGTTTACTGAATGATGAATTCACATTCAAACGATTGATTAGAGATGGTGGAATTGAGTATCTAGAGCCATTAAACCCTCGCTTCGATCTGATCCCTATTAACGGGAATTGCACAATCATAGGTAAGGTAATCAAATCACAATGGCCTGACGACACGTTTTAGGAGGAAATATGGCGTTTAGTAATATTGAGATAGCAAATATTAGACGGTGTATGGAATTTTTCATGGAAAAGCGTCGCCCAGCAGAACACCTAAGGGATGAATTAGATTTACAGTATCGCATCGAGGACGACTCAGTAATTATCTTTGAAATTAGGCAACTAATATGGAGTGATGGCAGAGTAGAAGAACCTATAGCAAAAATCACACATAATAGATATTCGAATTCATGGTCTCTGCTTTGGATGGATAAAAATAGTAACTGGCACAACTACGATGAAATAATGCTAGGTAGTTTCTCTGACGCCATTAGGCTCGTTGAAGATGATGTGCGAGGTTGCTTTTTTGGGTGACGACACGTTTTAGAGTGTGGTTGGTGTGATGCACTTGGAATAATAGGTATAACCGAATTGATATTTTATTTAATCAAACACATACTTATCTTAATAACATAGCGAATAATACATCAAGGCATGCAATGGCTCAGGCATTTATAAACAATAATATACTTACATGGGCGAGATGCCGAGCATCTCTCTCTGTGGATTATATTGCTGAAAAATTCAAAAAGCCTGTCGATGCAATAATTGCTTGGGAAGAAGGTAAGGAACCAATTACTTTTGCCCAAGCTCAAAGGTATGCAAATATAACAAAAATACCATTTGGCTATTTATACCTAAATACACCTCCAGAGGAAAAACTACCTATTCCAGATAGAAGAACGGTAGGTAGCCGGAATAATGAGATAAGCGTAGCACTAAAAGACACTATTAGTGATGTGTTAATTAAACAAGACTGGTACAAAGACTACGCCTTGTCCAACGGCCTTCCTGAAGTAGAGTTGGTAGGAAAGCTTCCTCCTAATAGTAACCCCAAACAAATTGTAGCTACAATTAAAGAGCATATTGATATTCAAATTCCACCAACAAAAGGTAAGTGGAAGGATTTTTTCTCTGCATTAGTAAAAAAGATAGAATCTCAAGGGATCCTTGTGATGAGAAGCGGTGTTGTAAAAAACAATAATACAAGACCGATTAGCGTTGATGATTTTAGAGGGTTCTGTATAGCAGATAAGATAGCCCCTGTTATCTTCATTAACACTAATGATGCAAAGGCAGCTCAAATATTTACGCTGATTCATGAACTTGCTCATCTGGTTTTAGGTCAATCCGCTATATCCGATCTATCTATAAACTCCAGAGAGAAAGAGGAAATGATTTGTAATGCAGCTGCGGCAGAGTATTTAACTCCTGAAGTAATATTCTTAAAAAAATGGAACGAATCCTTATCTATTGAAGAGAACATTGATGATCTAAGAAGCATTTTCAGAGTAAGTAGTTGGGTGATAGTGCGACGAGCCTTAGACTTAAAACTAATATCCAAACATGAATATAGTCGGTACGTAAGTTTAATAAATGAGAAAAGCACCTCTAGTGGCGGTGATTATAATCGAAACCAGAAAGTTAGAAGTAGTGAGAGGCTAACTGTTGCTGTTGTGACTCAAGCATTGGAAGGAAAAATGCTTTTAAGAGAAGCTCAGAGCTTAACAGGAATACAACCTAATAAACTGTATGAATTTGCTCAGAAGGAGTTTGGGCTTTGAGCTATCTAATTGATGCAAACATATTTATTCAAGCGCAACAAGATTATTACTGCTTTGACTTATGCCCTGGATTTTGGGAGTTTATGGGGTCTAAATTCATGGACGGACAATTAATAAGCATTCGAAATGTCTTTGATGAATTACAAAAGCAGGACGATGAAATATGTACTTGGTCAAAAGGTATAATGCATTGTTTTCAAAGTGTTGATGATCAAGAAACTCAAATGAACTTTAGAGCTATAGCTAATTATGTTCAACAAGAATATGCCCCAAGACATAAAAATAGCCTACCACACATTCAAAAATTCTTATCAGTAGCAGACCCATGGATTATCGCTAAGGCAAAAACAACAAATGCCACCGTAGTTACTCACGAGGTTAGAGATAAAAACAATGGATGCAAACCTAAAATACCTGACATATGCGACTATTTTAATGTGAAAACTATCCGGACAAATGAGCTTTTAAGAGATTTTCAGGTTCAGTTTATTCTTTCACAACAGTAATTCCGTACCAGCCCTCCCCGCGAGGGCTTTTTTGTACCCTCTCCCCTCCAAAGAAGTGATCTCCATTCCAATCTTATGTGACAAACAACACATTCCGTGTTTATTTACCATTTATTTTATATTTCAAATCATCGACTTAATTTAAAAACAAATAAATAAACACATTTTGTGGTTGACATTAAAATCACAATTTGTGAATATACTATCCATCAACGGAACACAGCACGTTGATGTTCTTTAACAACGATGATGGCGAGCTGTGTATTAGCTATCAGAACGGTGACGCTGATAAAGCGTCAACCTTCTCAGAAGGTTTTGGGATTGGTGTAGAAGATGGCGTGACGTAGCCACTTTCGCATAGCGGATCATGATTAGTCACATGACTATGCCAATCACCAAAGCCAACTGTTTGGAGGATATATGGCAACTATTACAGTTAAAAAATCACGCAAGCCTGAGTTTTTACGTGGAGCATCTGCAAATAGACGTCACGCCAGACGGAAAGCAGAAGCTATTGCAAAAAAGAATATTGAATTGAAATTAGAATCAGTATTCCCTCAGGAGAAAAGACTTACATCAGTAGAAAAAACACTGTCATTAAGTCACATACCAGTTACTAGAAATATTGAACCTAAATTCAAACCATCGGTAGATAACTGTTGCTTACCTAATGTAGCAGTATTTTCAGGAGTTAAAACAAAACAGCCGAGCAGTGAGTTCGGGGTTACGGCGAGATAGGAGATATTATGAATAATGAAACTGAAATTGAGCAAGCAATTAAAGAGTTTAAAGAAAGTGGTGAGTTAAGTACTTTTCATATTATAAAAATAGCTAATGAGGTGATGCTAAAAATAAGAAATGAAATTAAACCATACTCTAACGATGATAATTTCAACTCAAACTCAATAGCAAGAGCCATACTAAAAACAGCCCTTGCAGCATTAGATACTTAACGTTTTTTTGTAAAAAAACCAACAGGAGGTGGAGCCTCTTTTTTGTATTGTTTCTTAGCTACTTCTAAACACTCAGGATAAAGCGATTCAATTTCCGCCATTAATTGCTCTGGAGTTTTGATGGACTCTTGTTTTGCTGCCAACGCCAGCGCCATATCAAAAGCAACTCGTTTAACAGGGTTGTCATCAGAGATAACTCTATTACTCATTAATTCAATCCTTTTAATTATGTTGGGGTGATTGAATTATACACAGATTTCTTATGTTGGGGAATGTAAGAACCACCTCGCCTGATGTGGTTAAAAGCAGGCACAGTTAACTAATTACAGTCCATTCTGCGGGCTGTGGTGAGTTGATTAATAGATAGGAGATAGAGATGGAAATATGGTTTAAGGAGTTTGAGTCACACGGGCGTCAGATTCTAATCAAGAAAGCTCATAACGCCGATGAGTCAAAAATCGGGATGCAATATTGCTGGCCAGAGAAACTTTTCGAGGTCGATTTTGGATTATGGATAGATTACGACGACGATGATGAGGAAGGCTGTAATAAAGCGGAAGAAGCACGCAACAAGCTATTCGACACCATCGATCAGGAAGCAGTAGATACCACAGTGAGTAACTTAATTCAAAAACTCAAGCTTGATAATTAGCATCGTGTTTAGTTAATAACGGAGGGAGTATGACATCCCTCGTTCAGCAGTAACCCACCCTATATTTAGATATATAAACAAGACATTTCGTAATTAATTATATTCATTAAAAGGAAATAAAAATGATGAAACAAAAAACCAGTGTCGTTATTAACGTAAAATTAACTTTAGAACATGGAATTAAATCACCACATGTTGAAGTAAAAACAAAAATATACGTTCATGAAGAAACTCCAGAATTAGAATTATTACTAAATAACTTCTCAGATAATTTAGTTGGAGAAAATTCAATTAAATCATCATTTGAAAAAGCGATTATAAATACATTACTCAATAAAAAAACACACTAATAAAATTCAAATCATTAAAAATAAATTAATACACCTTCACTTCGCCAACACCAGATAACCGCCTTATCTCTCATCTAACGGGGTCACCATGAAAACTAACTATTACAGCGCTATGCGTGACGGCATGGCGGTGCGTATCACTACGCCTCAAGCACGTAAAAATAAACGTACAGGCCCATGGTTATTCAGTTTAGCTGTGGTCATTGTAACAACCGTTGGCGTAATACCGACATTTGTAAGTTGAGGTGATTATGCAAATTTCATACAGCTACTCGAACGGAACTCGGGTAGTAGACGACAAAACAGTCATGGAATTTGACGAAAGTAGCAAACTCAGTATTGAGACAGGAAGTTTCGCTGAGCTGGCTAAATTAACGGAAATCGACCCAGTTGAAGCTCTGCAATGGATTATGCAGTTCGACAAGGAAGAGATTGACAGGATTGTCAATGAAGCAAGCAAGGATGCACCTGTTTCTAAGATGAATCTGCTAAGGAGGGTTGCGTGACTCAGCATCAACAATGGCTAGAAGAATTACGCAGGAAGCGTAAAGAATCGCAGGAACGCGAACACGATGAATTTATGTATCAAACGGAAGTGTTAGGACGACAAGGATTGTCTATGCCTCTCAAGGACTTTTCAGGAGATTTTCAATGAACGTTTCTAACTCATACCCTACCGATAAATACCCCCAATTAACATCACCGTCATTAGCAAAAAACAGAGAGGAAGCTCTGGCTCAAGCTATTGCAATGATTGAGGGGTGTTTGCCAAATACGAGTGCGCCAGACAGGGAAAAACGATTAGCAATGGAACTGCTACACATGAACTTGGACGCATCGAAAAATCACCCTCCTCTACCTGCTCATATTCAGGCATTACGTGATGCGGAAAGGAATTCTGCACCGAGTAATAAGTTTGAAGTCGATTACTACGGAAGCGATCGACGTCAAGGTCAATACTTAGGAGATTAGTATGAAATTCGCCAAGGCAATGCGAAAAAAAGCAAAATTAAGGCTCGCTTTAACAGGGCCTAGTGGCTCAGGTAAAACCTATGGAGCACTGGAAATAGCCAAAGGACTTGGCGGAAAAACGGCATTGATTGATACGGAAAAAGGAAGTGCTTCTCTTTACTCTGACCGTTTTAATTTTGACGTATTGGAGTTAGATCCACCATTCACACCAGAGCGATTTATTGAAGCTATCGGGGTTGCGCAGGAAGCTGGCTACGATAATTTGATAATCGACAGTATTACTCACGAATGGAGTGGAACAGGCGGATGTCTAGAATTACTCGATGTGTTAGCAAAAGCCAAGTATCGAGGCAATACGTGGTCAGCATGGAGCGAAATAACACCACGTCACAATGCATTTCTCGACGCGATACTACGGTCTGACCTGCATATTATCGCAACGATGAGAAGTAAAACGGAAACTGCTCAGGTCGATAAAAGCAATGGTAAGAAAGGCGTAGATAAACTTGGCATGAAATCAGAGCAGCGTGACGGGGTTGAGTATGAGTTTACGACTGTACTAGACCTAAATCACGAAACTCACACGGCAATGGCAAGCAAGGATAGAACAGGATTGTTCAGCAACGCCGAAGTTACTCAGTTAAATGAATTAACAGGTAAAAAGCTAATGGATTGGCTTAATGATGGACGCACTAAAGCAGAGATAGATCTAGCTCACTTTACGAGCATTGCAACGGAAGCACAAAACATGGATGAGTTAAAAATCGCCTTTAGTGAAGCATACAAAGCACTTAGAGATACACCTGAACAAGCGGAGGCTCAAAAAGTGTATGAGCTAAGAAAAGAAGAACTAACCAAACAAGAGGTAGGTACTGATGGCAAGTAAAGGCGTGAATAAATGTATTCTCATTGGTCACTTGGGGCAGGATCCAGAAATCCGCTATATGCCATCAGGTGGCGCAATCGCTAATCTCACACTAGCCACATCGGAATCGTGGCGTGATAAACAAACCGGTGAGATGAAAGAAAAAACCGAGTGGCATCGAGTGTGCATCTTCGGCAAATTAGCAGAAATTGCAGGTGAATATCTGAGAAAAGGAAGTCAAGTATATATCGAAGGTTCTCTGCAAACCAGAAAATGGCAAGACCAAAGCGGGCAAGACCGATACACAACGGAAGTGGTAGTTAATGTCGGCGGTTCTATGCAGATGTTAGGCGGTAACGGTGGTAATCAGGCAGGAAGCCAGAAGTCACAGCAGAATCAAGGATGGGGACAACCTCAGCAACCGCAAGCGCAAAAACAAGCATCGAGTAATCAAACACCACAAAGTGAGCCTCCGATGGATTTTGAGGATGATATCCCCTTCGCCCCTATCGGACTCCCCTACCCACGCCACGCTATTTATGTGATTTAACCAAAGAATATGACCATTACTCAGTGCAAGGATGCAAACAGGAGGTAGAAACTTGACGAACTCAACGGGTTGCTGTAGATTGCTCGTAGGTGCTCAAAACACCTTCGTAAGCGGATACCGCACCCGATAGTCATGCGGATTTTTTATGTCCATAGTATTTTGATATGGTCGGGCGTGCGGCTAATACAATACCAGTGATGGGAATATGCCCGCCGACTTACGACGGTTTTGAGCGCCCGACCGCCCTCTCAAAAGGGGTAATCAAAAATATCGTAAGGACATAAATATGAATACTCAAATCTCCGTATTATCACCAACCGTTACCATCCAAAATGGGAAAGCAATCACAACTACGGAAAATGTAGCCATTTACTTTGGCAAACAGCATCATCATGTCGTTCAAAAGCTCGAATCACTTGATTGCTCAAAAGAATTTACCATCCGCAACTTTTCGCGAATGGTCAAAAACAAACCAATTGGCAGTGGAGCAAAGCGTGAAATTGTTTACTACCAGATGACTAAAGACGGATTTGTCTTTTTGGTTATGGGATTCACAGGCAAGAAAGCGGCTCAATTCAAAGAAGCCTACATTGCCGAATTTAACCGTATGGAAGCTGAACTGTACGGGAATAGAATAACCTCATGCGTTACTCAAGAAGAACGAGATGCCTACAACATAAATGCTCTCGCCAAACACTACGAAGCCATTTATCAGATTTGGAAAGAAGAATTACGCCCTGCATTAAAAACGCTCAACTCACCTGTTTATGGTCGCCTGTATGACAGATTCCAAGACGGCTATGTATTCGTTAAATACCTACAGCAAGATTTAAACTCTAAGCTGACGAACCGTCAACTGCCGCGTCACCACTAATCAATCTCAGCCCTGTTAATTCAGGGCTTTTAGCATCGTTTTAACCAGCGAGGGATTTTTATATGCAAAATTTAATTAACGTTGAAAAAGAAATCACCATGAGCAGTTTAGATTTTCTTAATAATATAATAAACCCTGCCAGAGTGTCTTGTGGTGAAGCAGAGGTTAAAAATGCTCATTTTGTTAAACGAATAGAGGATGAATTGGATGATTTACCAGCGGTAAAAACTTTTTACCGCTATGGAAACGAAGTTAGAGCTTATGATTTAAACATGGATCAGCTAATGTTGGTTGGTATGAGAGAATCAAAAGCGGTTCGTCGCTCGGTTCTTGAAAAACTTAAAACATTGTCTAATCCACCGCAAATGTCACAAGCTGAGTTAATCGCCGCTATGGCGCAAGTCAATGTAGAGCAGGAAAGGCGTCTTAACTGCGTTGAACAGAAAATTGAACAAATGGAGCAAGGTACTATCCCTGTAGGTTATCAGGGATACAGCTACCTAAAAGCCACTTATGGATTAAGTGATGCCAAATGCCGTCAACTTGTTATGGCTTGGGCTGTGCCTAACAAAAAAGTTCCACATATCGCACCAAGTGGACAAGTAACTCAAATGTCAGTGGTGCATGAAGAAACTTTCAAGCAATCACTTCATCAAATGATGAATGAAGCAGAGCAACGCGGAACCCAATGGTATCACAATAAGATAGGTAGATTTGCCATTTCAGGCTGGGAAAACGCAGCTTAATTTAACTCGCAGGGATGCAATGAAAGTAACGCCACATATGTATTGATTCAGTCTCTTAGGTGTGGATTAGTCACATGGATGTGAGTATGATTCCTATATTTATAATGGTATCCACAATGATTGAACTATCTTCAAAGTTTAAAAATATTATTTTTTGGGCATTAACAGCTTCAATAGCTTTAATTGTTTTTGGTATTTTTGTTATTGATATATTTGCCAATGACGCGCAAGGTAAAGATAAGTTGAGCATAATTTTTTCTTTTCTATCTGCTTTTTTCGCTCTTCTATCTTCACTGGGTATACTCATAACAATCGGGGTTTATTTTTCTCAAAAAAATGATGATAAAAGAAAACAAAAAGAGATAGATGAAAAATTAATTTATTTTATTAGGGAAAAGGTTAGTGATTTTAATTTTAAAATAAAAAGAGTCTTAACATTTCTTGAGAATGATGATAAATATTATGGAATAGGAGTTAGTGGAAATAAAATTATATACAAAGACCCATTAGAGGATGAGTACAATATTACTAACACCATAAACCTTAAGCTTAAAAATAATGATTTTTTGGATAGAAATAATATACATGCGAGTTTATATTTATTTATATTTATCTTAGACATTGACTCATTAAGTGAGAATTTCATTAATAAAACATATAGCTATGTTATGTATTCACATGCGCATTCACTAGACATCCCTGATGAACATTTTAGCTGTAAAGATAAAAATGAATTGATAGATTTCCTAAAAGAAACAGAAAGGGAAATAACATCTAGACTAAATGAACTTTATTATTAATTACCCACCCTGCTAGTGCAGGGTTTTTTATACCTAAAATTCAGAGTAACAATTCATGCAAATAATCGGATATGTATTACACATGTTAATACAGGGTTCTGCTGTGCCTGTTACGGAAGATATTTATACGCAATCGGAATGCAATAAACGTGCTGAATATTTAATGTCAGTGAGGAATGTTAAAGTTGTTTGTGGAGAGGTATGGAATGAAAGATAAATATTATGCTGGCTTGGAAAATTACAAAGATTGTATTGAGATTGAACCTACAACAAAAGATTGTTTTATTTTAAATACTCCATCTTGGAATATGGATGTGACAAAACAAGACTTAATTGACATCAGAAATACTATTAATGAAATACTAGGAGATGATAATGAATAAATACACCGAACTATCTGATTTCGAGATTAATTTATTAGTAGCTCAATCTGTTTTACCTGAAACGCAATACGATGTAATTAAACAAACAATGGATATTATCCAATTCCTTGTTGATGGCTCGTTTGGTTATCGCTTTTTCGACCCATGCAATAACCCATCAGACGCAATGCCGATTATTATTGAAAATAAAATAGGGTTATCACCAATGTACCATTCTAATAAATGGACAGCTGACTGCCTTGATTATGGCTTCATGTCAGTAAATAAAAACCCATACCGTGGCGCTATGGAAGTTTTTTTAATGATGAAGGATACGGAGAATAATCAATGAAACGAATTACATTATCAGAATGGAATAATAAATATTTCGCTAACCCTAGAAGTCAACGGCAATTATCTCGCTATATAAAGGAAGGTAGGTTATACCCTGCTCCAGAAAAGGTTGGTAGAGAATATGAGTTAGAGCCGTGGACAATTCTAACAAATGACAAAATGGTAAGGGAACCGCAATATTTAATGGAGAAAATTAATGGGCAGAAGCAGAAGTGCAAAGAACAAGGGTTTACCGCCTAACTTGTATTTGCGTAAAGGGATTTACTATTACAGGGATGTAAGAACTAAAAAGGAATTTTCTGTTGGCTCAAACAAATCATTAGCAATAACCGAAGCCATACAAGCCAATTTGGCTATTTATAAACCTAAAGAGTCATTAGTTGACAGAATTAATAATGTTCACTGTGTAACATTGCATGAGTGGCTTGATACTTATAGGGAGAAAGTAAACAACAGGGGGTTAAAAGAGAAGACGCTCTACGATTACGAATCAAGAATAAAGTTAATCAAATTACACTTTAATGACTGTCCAATTGAGAATGTAACACCAAGAGATGTAGCCACATTTATTTCAGAGTACCCTAAAAAGGCAATGGCAAAATTACTAAGGTCCACTATGCTAGATGCCTTTAATGAAGCTATTGCGGATGGTGTGATAAAGGAAAATCCCGTTTCCGTGACAAAGCCACCAAAAACAAGTGTTCAGCGATCAAGGTTATCACTAGAAGAGTTTAAATACGCCTTGGAGCACACAAATGACAAATATAGGCATATGTTCCTATTGGCGATACTTACAGCTCAACGTATTAGCGATATTATCAATATGAAGTGGGATGATATAAAAAATGATAGGCTGTATGTCACTCAAATAAAAACAGGTTCTAAAGTAGCAATACCACTCTCATTAAGACTGGAGTCTATTAGTTATTCTATTAAAGATGTTTTAAATCTCATGAATAGGAGCTCAGATAAAATCTGTGGCAATACCACAGCAAAAACATTAAGAGGTAAGTTTATCGAAGCCCTACCTGAGTATTTAGAGAATAAACCAACATTTCATGAAATTAGAAGTTTATCTGCAAGATTATATGAAGAAGAAAAAAGTGCTGAGTTTGCAAAGAAAATACTTGGCCACAAATCTATGAGAATGACAGATAAATACCTTGATGATAGAGGTAATGGCTACGTTGAATTGTGA